GGCCTGCCCGAGGGTAGCCCCGAGGCGCTCGCGCTCGAGCAGAAGATCGACGAGGTGATCAGCGGCGCCGAGACGGGGCAGAACCTCACGACGGGCCAGGGCGTGGCGATCCAGTTCCTGGCGCCCGACCTGAAGCTCCCCCAGTTCCGTGACCTCTACGACATCGTGCTCGACTGGGTACTCGGGTCCCACGGCATCCCGCGCATGTGGTTCTCGTCGGGCGGGGACACGAACCGGGCAACGGCGGCGGAGCAGGGCACGCCGATCTACCGCCAGATCCGTCGCCGCCAGGCCCACCTCCAGGCGCACATCGAGGACCTCGTCCGATTCCTCCTCTGGCTGGGGGCGGAGGCCGGCGTGGCCAATGTGACCGCGGACTCCGAGTTCAGCGTCGTCATGCCCGACGTGGCGACGCGCGACAGCGAACGGGACGCGCGCGAGCTCGCCGGCCTGATGGTCTCCCTCAACGAGATGGTGGCCGCGAAGGCGATCTCCACCGAGGAGCGGCAGGCCATCGTGCGCAAGGTGCTGGCGTCGAAGTGGTACGGCGACCAGCTCGGCGAGCAGGCCCCCGACATCGGAGACACGAGCCGCTCCGAGCACCTGCTCCACGCGATCGACGAGGACCGCGCGCGCACCGACGGTGGCGAGGCAGAGGGCGCCGACGCCCGTTCGGCAGGCGACACGCCCCCGGCTGCGGAGGGGGCCGACGCCGTCCAGGACACCGCCCTCAACGGGGCGCAGGTCACCGCGTTCCAGGCGATCGTGCAGTCCGTCCTGGACGGGGCCATGCCCGCCGATGTCGCGGAGATGCTCATCTCCTCGGCCTTCCCTGCGATCCCGCCCGCCACGGCCAAGTCGATCGCGCAGAAGGCCGCCATCTTCGCGAAGAAGCAGCCGGCGGCGCCCGAGCCGCCTCCCCAGGCGACGGCCGCCGCGGCGGCGCGCGAGGAGTAGCCGGTGCCGGCGCCTGGGTCCATGGACGGCCTGGAGGACCGCCAGGTGCGGGCCGTGCTGCGCGAGCTGCGGGTCTCCCGCGATCGAGTGGAGAAGATCCTCTCCGGGCGGGGCGCCCTCGGACGCTCGCCCACCGACTTCGACCTGGTCACCGCCGCACGGCGTAAGGCCGCGATCGAGGCGGAGATCGCGCGCCTCGAGAGAGCGGTGGCCACGACGGTGGGGGAGGGGAGCCGGGCGGCCGCCCACCTTGCCGCCGACGCGGCCCGGGACGTCGCCGGCGTCACGGTCGGCGTGGACGCCCGGGCCGTCGCCTACGCGCAGTCCTCGGCGGCAGACAAGGTCGTTGCGGTCACCGACCTGGCGAAGGCCCAGATGCGATCGGCGATCACCCGAGGGCTCGCCGGCGGGCTCACGATGGAGGAGCTCCACGCCGAGATCCGAAAGGCGCTCGGTGGGGGGGAGACGGAGGCGCGCCTGGAGCGGATCGTCCGCACCGAGCTGGGAAACGCCTACGGCCAGCAGTCGGCCGCCCAGGACGAGGTCCTCCTCGAGCGCGGGGCGGACGTGATCAAGGTCTGGCAGGCGAGCCGCGACGGGCGCACGCGCGACGACCACCTGGCGATCGACGGCCAGGAGCGCGAGCTCGACGAGGACTTCAATGTCGGTCGGGGGGCGACGAAGAGCACTCCCCCAGGGGGCGTCGGCTACCCCGCCGCCGCGCCCCAGGACCCGCGACTGCCCCCCGAGCAGGCGATCCAGTGCCGTTGCACACGCGTCTACCGCCGCCGCGAGGACGCCAAGCAGCCCTACACGAGGCGAGAGCCCCGGCATCGAGCGGCCGCGGAGGGGTCCGCGAACGCCTGATGCGCTGCGCATAGGAGCCCTGGACGGTCGGCGTGGACCCCCTACGGTCCCGTCCATGCGGATCCTCCCGGGGCGCATCCTCTGCTCAGTCGGTGGCGGCCGGTACCGGGCCGTCCTGATCGCGGCCGGGCGCTCCGACAACGGCCCGCTCTACCCGGCCGACATGCTCCGGCGCGCCGTCGCGGCGGGCGTGTTCGAGGGGAAGCCCTGCCGGGCGTTCCCGGTCGTGGACGCCGCGGGCCGGGCCGTCTCGATCGACGGGAAGCCGGGCCTGGACCACATCGAGGTGGACCACCTCTCCAGGATGGCGGCCGCGAACACCGTGGGCGTCTTCAAGGAGACGCGGTTCGACGAGGAACTCCAGGCGGTCGTCGGCGACCTCGTGCTGCTCGACGACTCGGCGTGTCCCCTCGTGCCCCTCGTGCGCCGCCAGCTCCAGGCGCTCGAGTCGCAGGACGGCCTCGAGGCCGTCGGGCTCTCGATCGACGGGGAGGGCGACCAGGGCCGTGACGGCTCGGTCGATCTCCGCGCACTCAACTCGGTGGACATCGTCTCCCGTCCGGCGGCGGGGGGACGAGTCCTGCATCGGATCGCCGCCAGCGTGAGGTCCTCCATGCGTCTCCTCGAGATCCTGCGTCAGCGGTTCCCGCGCCTCCTCGAGGGGTACGCCGGCACCGACGCGATCGCCGCGCTCTGCAAGCACGCCCTCGCGCGGGTGAAGGAGAGCCCCGAGGCGGCCGCGGAGGTCGCGACGGCCACGAAGGGCGACGCCAAGCGGGTGACCGAGATGGCGCCGATCGAGTTCCTCGAGGCCATCGAGGGGCTCTGCCAGCAGGCCCGCGCCTCGATCTCCGAGGAGGCGTCGAAGGCGAAGGCCGCCGACGAGGCGAAGGCCGCCGAGGCCACCCGTGCCACCGAGGCCGCGAAGGGCAAGCGGAGCGCCGACGAGGACGCCCGCCTCAAGGAGCTCGACGCGAAGATCGAGCGGATGGAGATCGCGGCCTCCCGCGCGCGCCTGCGCGAGGCGTGCGCCGCGGCCCGGCTCCCCTCCGCGGCCACGGCCGCGGCCGTCGAGGCGAACGGCTCGCGCCTCCTGACCGACGACGAGATCAAGCGGGTCGTCGAGGGCCAGCGCAAGCTGATCGACGACATCGTCCGCGAGCGGACCGGGGGCGAGGTGACGATCCTCCGCGAGTCGGAGGACCGCATGACCGAGGCGGTCGCGCACATGCTCAACCCAGAGCAGGTGAAGTGCCCGCAGGAGGGGCGGCAGCCGTGGATGGGTTCCATCCAGGCGATGCTGGAGAACTTCTTCCTCGGCGGACGCCGCGTCCGCGAGGCCCTCGGCGGCATCCAGGGCCGCCGGCGCCTGCGCGAGGCCGTGGACTCGACGAACCTCGCGAAGGTCTTCCAGGACGCCCTCTACCGGGCGACGCTCGCGGCCTATGTGGGCCACGCGAACTTCGCCTCGTGGCGGCAGCTCGTGCGCAGCGTCCCCGTGAACGACTTCCGCACGCACCACATCGTGAACATCGGCTACTACGGGACGCTGCCCACGGTGTCGAAGGGGGCCCCGTACCTGGCCCTCACGACGCCCACCGACCGCGAGCACACGATCGCCCTGGCGAAGAAGGGCGGCATCGAGTCGATCGCGATGGAGGACGTGCTCAACGACGACCTGGGCCTCTGGCAGCAGATCCCCAAGCGGGTCGGCCAGGCCGCCCAGGAGACGGCGTTCGAGACCGTCATGGCGCTGATCCGCGACGCGACCCAGCCGACGATGTCGGACGGGAACACCCTGACCTCGTCCTCGCGGTCCCCCGCGAACGAGACGACCGACCCCCTCACGGCGGACGCCACCGGGAAGACGAAGTTCATCACCGCGATCACGAACATGATGAAGCAGACGGGCGGGAGCGGGCAGAAGAAGGGGATCCACCCCCGCTTCTGCGTGATCCCCTTCGAGAAGCTCGAGGCCTACGCCTACGTGACGAAGGAGCTCTCCGGCGGTGTCACGGGCACCGACGTCCCCGACGCCGTCGCCCGGGTGCTGAAGCTCGCGATCCCCGACGCGATCATCGACTACGGCACGGGGAACGCGACGGACTGGTACCTCGTGGCCGACCCCAAGGAGGCCGAGGTGATCCGGTTCGCCACCCTGGGGGGCCGCGAGGAGCCCGAGATCTTCATCGCGGACGACGAGCCCTTCGGGGCCCTGTTCACCCACGACAAGCTCGAGCTCAAGGTCCGGTTCATCTACCAGGCCGCGGCC